ACAGGATTGAATTTAAAAAATGTAAGACGTTGTGGGAAAAAGCTGATCTTACTGCCGTAGAATTATCTGAGCTTTTGAAAAAGTTTCCTGGTGAATATCGAGTCGCACTAGAAGAGCCTCTCATGGGATTCCGCACAGGAATGTCTTCAGCTGCGACGATCACGACTCTAATGAGGTTCAACGGAATAGTTTCTTACATCTCAAGGGAAATATTCAAGGTAGATCCTGAGTACATCTCATCATCTCACGCAAGAAAACTCTGTGGAATTAAGATGCAGCGGACGTCAATAGCCGGCATAAGTGGAAAAGAACAGGTCTTTAAATACATGTCAGAACATGACCTCAAACATGTCCAATGGCCCCTAAAAAAGAATGGTAAGCCTATTGATGCTTCTCGCGACATGTGTGATTCCTATGTGATTGCCCGGGCTGCTAGCATCCAAGATTAGTTGAAAAATGACTGACCAATAGATTACTGTTGTATCGTGGTCCATTCTCTCACGGATAAGCTGAAGTTTTATGAGTCGATCTTTGGTCGAGGTCGAATCTCTGGAAACGGTCTCAACTTCGATGTCAGGTGTCCTATCTGCGCCCCGACAGATCCGACTAAAAAGAAGTTGGCCATCCGTACAACTGATGATGCGTGCCACTGTTGGGTATGCGGTTGGAAGGCCCGGAGCCTTGCTCCTTTATTACGGAAATATGGGACACAGGAACACCTGAATGCATATCGGGAATTAACTGGACAAGGTGGTAGGTCGGATCTAGTGACCGCTGATGTCGATAAGATCGAGAAGATAGAGTTGCCAAAGGATTTCCGGTTGTTGACCCTGGCAAACGAGATGGACCCTGATGTCAAGGCTGCGTGGAGGTACATCTATTCTAGGGGATTGACAGACCGTGATGCATGGTACTTTAAGTTTGGAGTCTCTGATGAACAGCGGTGGAAGAGGAGGGTCATCATGCCGTCGTTCGATTGCAACGGAGAATTGAACTACTTTGCTGCTCGAGCGGTGGACAAAGACAAGAAGCCCAAGTATGACAATCCTGATGTTGACAAGAATCCGATAGTCTTCAATGAGATCAACCTTGATTGGAACAAGAGGCTGGTCCTGTGTGAGGGTCCGTTCGACCTCGTCAAATGTCCAGAGAATTCGACTGCGTTGTTGGGATCTGACCTGGACGAGCGGCATGAGGTATTCAATAAAATTCTTCTTCATGGAACGCCTGTTGCTCTGGCTCTGGACGGTGACATGTGGCAGAAGAAGACCCCAAAGATAGTCAAAAAGTTACAGGAATACAACATCGATGTGGTGGTTGTTGATGTCAGGCCTTGGGGAGATCCTGGAAGTATGTCCAAGGCTGAGTTTGAAAAAGCTTTGTCTGAAGCTAAGCCTCTATTTTGGGAAGATCGGTTCTTGACAAAGTTGGATAAGTTTGTCTCGTCTAGCTTTAAATTTTAATGGCTTATTGAACACTAGTGGTTAATGTGGTACATTAATTGATCAATGGTTCGAATTGCACACACGGCCGACGTCCACATTCGCTCTCTTTCACGGCATGATGAGTATCGTGAAGTTTTCACGGCATTTATCAAAGATTGTAAGAAGAACAAGGTAGACCACATCTTTGTCGGTGGTGATATCTTTCACACGAAGACAACAGGAATTTCTCCGGAGTACATTGATTTTCTTACTTGGTGGTTGGAATCAATGGCCGAAGTGGCACAAGTCCATCTTACATTAGGAAATCACGACGGTAATCTGGTAAATCTGTCCAGACAAGATGCCGTGTCTCCTATCGTATCAGCATTAAATAATCCCAAGGTTCATCTCTATAAGAAGAGCGGCGTTTATGAGTTTCAACCTGGATTTAATTGGTGTGTTTATTCACTCTTTGATGAAGAGGGCTGGAAGAATGTCCAACCAGAACCTGGTAAGATCAACATTGCATGTTATCATGGTCCTGTTCACGGTGCAGTTACTGAATCTGGATGGGAACTAGATGAAGCACAGTTGAAGGTTGAGTTTTTTAAAGATTATCCTTATGTGTTTCTCGGTGACATCCACCAAACTCAATACCTGGGATACAGAGAAACAACAGATGGTGAAAAGAAGCCATGGATAGGTTTTCCTGGAACTCCAATACAACAGAACTATGCCGAAGAGTTGGACCACGGTTACTTTTTGTGGGACATCAAAGATGAGAATGATTGGGATATCAAATTCAAGAAGCTCCCCAATCCAAAGCCTTATGTGACAATCCAATGGGGAGGATCACAAAAAGAATTTCTAAAGGAAGTAACAAAGTATCCAAAACAATCCAGGTTCAGGATCAAGTCACAGATGGAATTGAGCCAGGATGATGTAAGTTTCTTAAACGAGACTTTAAAGACAACCTATGCAGCAACAGAGGTAACCTTCAAGTCAGAGTATCGTGCATCTAATGAGACAATCAAGACTGGATCAACAACGATAGCAAAATCTGACCTAACATCTCCTGATGTCATCATGGGTCTGATCCAAACATATTGTAAAGAGAATGGCAACACAGATGTTGATTGGGATTCGATGTCCAGTCAGATCAAAAAGTATATGTCTGCCGTTGCATCAACTGATGATTATGTCAAGGGTTCTAAATGGTCTTTGAGGCACTTGAAATGGGACAATACCTTTGCATACGGTGAAGAGAACGAGATTGACTTCACCAAGTTGAATGGAATCGTTGGAATCTTTGGTCCAAATCGAACTGGAAAATCTTCAATTGTTGGAACAATGATGTATTCGTTGTTCAACACTACCGACAGAGGGTCATTAAAGAATCTACACATATGTAACATCAGGAAGCCTTACTGTTATGCCCGGGCAATCTTTGATCACAACAGCAAGATTTATATTACCGAGAGACAGACAACGAAGACAATCAATAAGAAAGGTGTCACAAATGCATCAACATCTCTTAATTTCTATAGGATGAGAGATGATGGAGAATTAGATGACCTATGTGATGATCTTCGTACAGGAACAGAGAAAGCAATAAGAAATCTCATTGGTACTAGCGAAGATTTTTCTTTGACAGCACTCTCTGCACAGGGCGACATCAATGCATTCATTTACCAAGGATCAACTAGAAGAAGGGCAACACTGTCCAGGTTCTTGGGTCTAGACATCTTCGACAAGATGTATGACATGTCTTCAAAGGATCTAAATGGATTTAAGGCACAACTGAAAAACTTCCCAGATAGAAATTGGGATGAACTTCAGTTGAATCATGGTAAGACAATTCTAGATTTATCTGAAAAGATCGATGAATTGATAGCATCTTCTCAGGATGCTCAAAATGAAGTCTCTGGGTTGAGAACAGAGCTGGCATCTCATAAGGGTCATAAGCCTGTTACTGTAATTGATGTTCAACTTCACGAGCAAAAAGTTAAGAACCTAAAGACAATTTGTAATGATTCATGTTCGAAGATTGACACCATTAAAGATGAGATCATTGTTTTAAAAGACAAATTAAAGATTGTTGAGGAAGTTGAAGCTTCTGATGACATCGAAGGCTTGAAGAAGAAGTTATCTGCGATTGATTCATTAGAGAAGTCAATTCTTGAATTGCAACATCTTCACGACAAAGAGTCAACGTTGTTAAAGACTCAACAAAAGTCGCTAAAAATTCTAGATGAAGTTCCTTGTGGAGATGACTATCCTACGTGTAAGTTCATTAAGGATGCTCATCAAAATAAGGACAAGATTGTTGCGCAGAATGAGAAGGCCTCGGCAACTCTTAAGAAGTTAAATGATCTTAACGATGCATTGAGCAAACTTGAGAAAGAATCTTTGGTTTCAAAGATCTCCAAGTTAGAGAAGGCAACGATGCTGTCTTCAAAATTGAATCTTGAAATATCTCGCAAAGAGACAGAGATCGAGAAGATTCGTTCAAGTTGTGAAACATTGACTGCGAATTTAAAGGATGCTGAGCTTAAGCTAATTGACCTACAAGAGGCATTAAAAAATGATGAAAATTCAGAGGTTGTTTCTCTTAGATCAAAAATAGAAACATTGTCTAGGTCAATCAAAGAGTGGGATGAGGCAAGGATGATGTTGGCTACGCAAAGAGGTCGATTGATGTCTGAGCTTGAGAAACTCGATGCAGAGAAGGAATCAAGAGACAAGCTACTCAGGACGATGAAGACATACGAGATCATCTCAGGAGCTTTTTCAAAGAAAGGAATTCCATTGATCATCACTCGTTCACAGCTTCCTGTGATCAATGCAGAGATATCCAAGATCTTACACGGAATTGTTGATTTCTCTGTTGAAATGGAAAATGATGACGAATCAGATGCGTCTGAGATTTACATAAATTATGGAGATTCTAGGAGAATCATTGAGCTGTGTTCTGGAATGGAGAAGACCATTGCTTCTATTGCATTAAGAGTTGCATTAGTCAATGTTTCTTCAATGTCAAAATCAGATATGTTTATCATTGATGAAGGATTTGGAACACTAGATGATGCTGGGGTAGAATCTTGCAATAGACTATTGACAAGCCTTAAGAAGTTTTTTAGATTAATTTTGGTCATTACTCATGTTGATGGAATTAAAGACGTAGCTGATCACATTCTAGAGATCACAAAGAATGAAAAGGATTCAAAGATGGTGCTTGTATGAACGAATGGAAACCGTATTTGAATGATAGATTGATAAAAGAATGTGAAGGTTTCTATGTGATTAAGCCCGTTGAAGAGAGACAGATAGTCCCTCTTTCATGTCCAGTTTGCGATTATTTGATGAGAACTGTTGATGATGAAAAATCATATCGGGAGTTTGAATGTTGCGAAAGCTGTGAGACTTTTTGGGCTAGACCAAGATTCCCCTTTTGGAAAGAAGGATGGCGTCCAACAAAAGAGCAGGTTCAAGAAAAGCTTGGTGGAAGAAAAAAGATTACGGTAAATATGCTGTTTTAGTTTATCTCAATATTTAGATACTGAGGATTATTGTCTGATATGTCAGAATTAGATTACAACGCTTTAGGCCAAGCCATTGATACAACATGGGGGAGATCATCATCTCCAATCGTAAATTCATTTTCTATTAAAATGAAGTTGGTAGGACCAGACATGCTTTCAGTCACCTATCAAACTGTTGTTAATTTTGCATCAGAAAGACAAATGTTACAGGTGAAAATTCGAGAAGAAGAATTATCACTTGGCAACATTAAATCAGTCATTGATGCCGTCAAAAAGTCTTATAAGGATTTAACTTCAAAAGCATTGAAAACGAAAGAAGTTAGTTCTGGAGATTCGGTCGAAATAGTGGGATTTGGAGTACACAATCCAAAAAGAACTGCACTTTATCGTAAGCAAGTCATGTTTGAGATAGGTTGAACGGATGCAAGAAAAACTGCTGACAAAACAGCAACAAGTTAATGAGATAATACGCTGTGGTAAAGATCCAGCGTATTTTATCAGAAAATATGCCAAGATCCAGCATCCGTTGAAGGGAACAATTCCTTTTGATCTTTATGATTTTCAGGAAGATTGCTTAGATGATTTTCAAAACAATCGTTTTAACATTGTTCTAAAATCTCGTCAGCTTGGTTTATCTACAATTTCAGCTGCGTATGCAACTTGGTTAGCGATATTCTATAAAGACAAGAATGTCCTTGTCATTGCAACTAAATTAGCTACTGCACAGAACTTCATCAAAAAAGTTCATGTCATGCTACAATCGCTTCCAACTTGGTTGTTGATGCCGAAGTTTGAACCTTCAAAACAACAAATATCTTTTAGTAATGGTTCCCAAGTCAAAGCAGTTCCTACATCTGAAGATGCCGGTCGTTCTGAATCTCTATCTCTATTGATCGTTGACGAGTGTGCATTCATTAGAGACTTTGATACGATCTGGACAGGTTTGTATCCTACGTTGACAACAGGTGGTAATGCAATTCTTATTTCATCACCTAATGGTGTTGGTGGTCTGTATTATCGGTTATGGGTGGAAGCAGAAGCAGGAACAAATGAATTTAATCCGATAAGGTTACCGTGGACTGTCCATCCTGAGCATGATGAAGCTTGGTTTATTAAAGAGACTCGTAATCTTCCAAAGAGAAAAGTTAGTCAAGAGTATCTTTGTGACTTCATCACATCAGGTGACACATTCCTGCAATCAGAAGACTTAGAAGATCTTCGTTCTATGATTCGTCCGCCATTGGAGAAGACTGGATTTGATAGAAACATTTGGGTTTGGGAACAGCCCGTTCTAGAAAAGAGTTATGTTATCTCCGCAGATGTCGCCCGTGGAGATGCTGCAGATTATTCTTCATTTCATGTCCTTGATCAAAAGACTTGTGAAGTTGTTGCAGAATACATGGGAAAGATTCCGCCTGAAAAGTTTGCAGATTTATTGGCTGAGTGGGGAAAGAAATACAACGATGCGTTGTTATGTCCAGAGAATAACACATTTGGATATTTCGTCAATGTTAAGTTGAGAGACACGGGATATCCGAGAATATACTATCACAATCATCGTGGAGATGCTTTAAACTACACCCCCCTCAACCAAGATGAATTACCAGGATTTCCTACAAATCAAAAAACACGAGTACAAATTCTTACTAAATTAGAGGAATTAATCCGTAATAAGACTTTAAAGTGTTATTCTCAAAGGCTTTATGATCAACTCCAGGCCTTTATATGGAACGGTAACAAACCAATGGCGTCCAAAGATAGCCATGATGACTTGATCATGAGCCTTGCAATTGGTACTTGGTTGACGGAAGGTGGTACCGGAACAAATGATGCTGGTTATGCAATGGCTATGGCAATGTTAAAAGCCACTGGTATTAGTAGCGTCGATGCAAGAGCAATACCTAATAATCCAACATATACTCTCGGGGCAAACGCTAAAGGACAACATCAGATTAATCAGTCTAACGTTTATAAGCTTAGAGAAGCTTCTCAAGTTAAGCATCTTGACCCTAAAACAGATCATGGAATGGACGATTTATCTTGGTTGTACAAGTGAGTGTATAGATATAGCAATGTGAGGTATGGAAATGAAGATTAATCTTAAGAAATTACAAGAGTCAATTAACAAAGACGCAAATCTCATTTATGAAGGTTTGAACACAACAGAGGCAAAAAAACTTTACGGTCTTGTCGTAGATTTATACGAGGAAATTAATTCCTTTGAAAAGGAAGCTCCTCACGCTGCTGTTAATGCGCTGTCTCCTCATCTTAATCACGTTCATGAAATGTTGGAAAAAATGTTGAGTGAACCGTTGAATTATGTCTCTAAACTAGAAGATGAACCAGCCGAAGATTATGAACCTTCTGAAGAAGATCAAGAAGAAGAGCTGGAACTTTCAGATGAAATTCCTTCTGAAGAAGATTTGGAATCTGACGAAGATGATGAGCTTGAGATTGATTGATTTTTAATCAAATCGTTATTTTAAGTTTATAATATTGTAGTTAGGGATTAAAGAAGGCATAAAGTGTCAAAAGACGATAGGAACAAGAACCTATTTCAACGATTGTCTAGACTTTTTAAAAGCGGGCCTGTCGTTAAACGCAAGGTAAAAACGTTTGATACAACAGTTGCAGTTGCTGACAAGGTAAAGTCATCAGGTGCTTTGTTATTTCAACGCTCTACATCACCTACATACTCTGTAATTACTGCAAATTCTTATAACCTTTCAGAACGGCTGATGCGGTATCAGGATTTTCAAGAGATGGAGTACACTGCCGAAATTGCAGCAGCAATGGACATCTACGCAGATGAGACCGTCGCACAGGATGACAAAGGAAGAGTTCTTCACATTTATTCTGATGATGAAAAGATCAGGGACATTTTAGAGGATCTTTTTTATAACATCATCAACGTAGAGTTTAATCTTCGTTCTTGGGCAAGAAACTTGGTTAAGTATGGAGATTTCTTTCTTTATAATGATGTTTCTCCTACGCAGGGAGTCATTCATGCATTTCCAATCCCCGTAAATGAGATTGAGCGTGAAGAGAACTACGATCGTGAAGATCCGTTCGCTGTTAGATATCGTTGGTCAACTTTGGGAAATAGAACCTTGGAAAATTGGGAAGTAACACATTTTCGTCTTCTTGGAAACGATATGTTTCTTCCTTATGGTTCATCATTGATTGAGCCTGCTCGTAGGATCTGGAGACAATTAATTCTACTAGAAGATGCGATGCTGGTGTATCGTATCGTTCGTGCACCGGAGCGCCGCGTATTCTATATTGACGTAGCTAATATCCCTCCAGAAAACGTTCCAATGTATGTGGAGGAACAAAGAAAAAACCTTAGGTCCAGTCAGGTTATAGATCGTACAACTGGACGTGTTGATCTTCGTTATAATCCTTTGAGTGTTGAGGACGATTACTTTATTGCCGTTCGTGGCGGTGAGTCAGGAACAAAGATTGATACGCTTTCTGGTGGACAAAATGCTGCGTCTGTAGAAGATGTTCAGTATATGCAGAAGAAGTTGTTTGCTGCATTAAAGGTTCCACGAGCATATCTTGGATACGATGAAATGCTTTCTTCTAAGGCAACGCTAGCTCAAGAGGACATTCGATTCTCTCGTACAATCGCTGTAATTCAGAAGACATTGATTGCAGAGTTAAGCAAGTTAGCAATCATTCATTTATATTCTCACGGATATGATGGCGAAGATCTTCAAAACTTTACTCTTAGATTATCAAATCCATCAACGATTGCACAACAACAAAAATTAGAACTTTGGAAATCAAAGTTTGAAATTGGTGCAGCGCTTCCTGAAGGAATGGGTAGTCGTAGATTTGTTCAACGTGAAATTTGGGGTCTCAACGATGAAGAGATCGATGAGATGAATGATCAACGTTTGAAAGAGAAGATTACTGACTTAGGAATCGAAGGAGCCAAGGCTGACGGCGGAGATGACACTGGAGCTGAGACAGGAGAAGATTTATTTGGAGGGGAAGAATCTCCACCAGCTGAAGAACCTGAAGCTCCTGAAGAAAAACCCGAAGAAGAGCTTACAGCAGCAGATGATGCAGCAGATGATGCTAAACCAGGTACTAAACTTTT